CCAAGGACGAAAAGATGGAACTCCCTACAATGGATCTTCAAGAACTGCGCGAGATGCTCGGGCTTGACGCGGACGCGTCGAGCGCCGATGTTATCGCGAAAGTTCGCGAGCTACGGGCGGCTTCCGAAGCCACCGGCGTCGCTATCGGCGCGCATGCGAACGACCCCGGGCATTACGTGGCGATTGCGGAATTCGAGCGCGCGCTCACCGAGCTCAACGCACTCAAGGCCGAGCGCTCGCGCGAGCGCGCCGCGCATACGGTCGAAGATGCGATCCGCGCCGGCAAAATTGTCCCCGCGCAGCGCGACTGGGCGATTGCCTACTGCGCCGCCGACGCGCGCGGCTTCGCGAGCTTCGCCAGTAAGCAGCCGTCGCTCCTCGGCGCCGATTCGGGACTCGGCGGCGAGCCGCCAGTCGATCGGCGTCGCGAGATTCTCAACCAGGCCGAACTGGTCATCTGCGCGCAGCTCGGACTGAAGCATTCGGAATTTCTGAAACGCAAACGCGGACGCGCCGATTTTCTGAGCCTCGAACGCGCCGCTGACGCCGATCCGAATTCCGCACAATTCCGCAACCCAGATTTCCTGAACAAACAGGACTAACTCGCGCTCCCCGATGGCGCGCATCAGCAGGTGAAAAGATGGCGGCTCTAAGCAATTCGCGGAACACGCCCGAGATGGCCGATGGCGGCAGGATGCGCGTCTTCCCGGTCGAGGCCAACACCAACATTTATCTCGGCGGTATCGTCGCGCTCAACGCGGCGGGCAACGCGGTCCCGGCCTCGGCGACCACGACCACTGCCAACGCGCTCAAAGTCGTGGGACGCGCCGAGTACGTGAAGAACGGCATCCCCGGACAGAACGCGATCAACAATCCCGGCGCGGCCGGCGCGATTTCGATCACCGCGCGCAAGGGCGTGTTCCTCTACGCCACCGACGGCTCGGTCGGCGCGGCGCAGCTCGGACTCAATTGTTTTGCGCTCGACGACAACACCGTAACCGCGCTCGACCGCGCCTCGGGAGCAACCGTGCAGCAATACGCCGCCGCGGGCCAGGTCGTCGCGATCGATCCGAGCGGCCAGGTGTGGGTCGATTTCTGGCATCAGTCGGTCGCACTAGCATGAGCAAGGCCACAATCAAGATGATGACGAGGAAAAATTAGATGGAAATCAGTGCTGCGAATCTGACCGCTCTGTTCACCGGCTTCGACGTCGTCTTCCAGCGAGGATTCGAGAAGCCGCCTTCCTACTACGAACAGATCACCAGCGTGGTCCGCTCGGCGTCGCGCCAGACTACCTATCCATGGCTCGGGCGCACTACCAAGTTCCGCGAATGGCTCGGCGATCGCGTAGTGCAGGCGCTCGAGACGCATGCATACACAATAGTCAATAAAAATTTCGAAGACACAGTAGCTATCGATCGCAACGACATCGAGGACGATACCTACGGCGCCTACGAGCCGGTAATCGAGCAGCTCGGATGGGACACCAAGGTCCATCCCGACATGCTGCTATTCGCGATGATCAAGGACGCGATCGCCAATCCGAACAACGTGGTCGGCTTCGACGGAGTCCCGTTCTTTTCCGCGAACCATCCGGTCGGTCTGATGGGCCAGGCCGGCGCCACCGCCGCCAATCTCAACACCACCGGTTCGGGTCCCTACTGGTATCTGCTCGACGCGTCGCGAGTGATTCGGCCGTTTATTTTTCAGCTCCGCCGCGAATACGCGGTGACCAGGATGAGCACCGTGACCGACGAAGCGGTCTTCAACCGGCGCGAGTTCCGCTACGGCGTCGACGGCCGCGCAAACACCGGAGTCGGGCTCTGGCAGCTCGCGTACGCCAGCAACACCGATCTCAGCAATCCCGCCAACTACGGCGCGGTGCGCTCCGCGATGCGCGCGTTCAAGACCGACGGCGGACAGCCGTTCGGCGCGCTCTCGAGCCGCAACGGCACCTTCCTGCTGGTTCCCCCGGCGCTGGAAGAAGTCGCGCGCCAACTCCTGCACTCCGAGTTCATGGCTGGGACCGGCGCCAGTTCGGCAGTCTCAACCTCGAACATCTGGCGCAACAGCGCCGACCTCATCGTCAGTGAGTTCCTGGCGTAAGGACGCGGCGATGAAACCAAGTCTCCCTGATCCGGTTCACCGCGGGTACCCTCCTGCTCGCGGCACCGGAGTTCGTCCCCACTCTTCGCGGGCGTGGGCGTGCCTGTCGGCGCCCGCGAAGAGACTTCCGAGTATGAACTCGACTTTCGCGCGATGAGGTTACGGTAGTGAGTTATGCAACTGCACAAGATGTGATTAATCGATACCCTAATCGCGATCTGGTCCAACTGACTAATGAAGATCCAGCGGCAACTACTGTAAACGTCACTCCGATCACGCAGGCGCTCAGCGACGCGTCGGCGGAAATCGACGGTTACATCGAAGGCCGCTTCACACTTCCGCTGACCGATCCTCCCGCGGTTCTGACCCGGCTCGCAACCGACATCGCGATGTACCGGATGCAAACGCTTCGCCCGCTGCATGACCTCGAAGACGCGCGCAAACGATACGAAGACGCAGTCGCGATGCTCGGCAAAGTCGCATCGGGCGAGCTCACCCTCGGTCTCGCCGCCGACGGCCAGGAGCCGCCAATCGCCGGCGCGGTGGAAACAGTTCAGGGACCGGATCGCGTCTTCAACCGCAGCAATCTGAAGGGGTTCTGAGATGGGTGCTATGCTCGACGCGCCATGGGCCGGCGCAATCTTCGCGCCGCCGACCCCGACTGACATCGCGACTATCGAAGCCGCGATCGTGGCGCAGCTCCGCTCCCAAATCAGCTCGATCGAAATCGCGCACTATCCAGCCGAGCCCGAGACCTGGCGCCTGACCCATCGAGTGGGCGCAGCGCTGGTCATCTTCCGAGGCGCGCAATATGGCGACTTGCTCGACACGGCCGCGGTAATCCAGGAGCGCAAACTCGAGTTCGAAGTAGCGGTCATGATGCGCGATCTCGGATGGGCCGTCGGCGCAGTCGCATCGGGACCAAGTCCGGGCGCGTACTCGATCATCGAAAGTGTTCGCGCCGCCCTGACCGGATTCCAGATCCCCGGATGCCGCAAGATGTACCCGCTGCGCGAAAAATTTCTAAAGCGCGACAAGCAAGGCGGCGTCTGGACCTACGCATCGACCTTCGCGATAACCACGATGGCAGTTGAAGGATCGCACGCGGAAGAATTTCCTCTTTTCATCAAGGGCATCGCGCTCGAAGATGCCGGCCAAACTACGATCACAGTCGGCGCGGCATCATACACATTCGACTCAACCGGAAAAGTTCAACTCCCCCACGGCAACGTATTCGCCGTGAGCATCACCGCCCTCGGCGGCGCGGCACTGATACAAGGGACAGACTTCAGCGTCGACCGCGCGAACGGAATCGTGGCAAGAGTCGGCAATGCGATATCGCCGGGAGAAACGGTTCAGATCGCATACGCATACGCCGAAGAAGTTTTAGCAACAGCTATCCAAAATGCGCCGAAGCCGACCAACTAATCCAAAAACGAATGGTAATTCGAATCAACTGAGTAACAGGTGATACATGCCAGCCAGTTTCCTGCACGGGATTGAAGTAATCGAAGTACCGAATGGGCCGGTCCCAGTCAGCGTTGTCAAGTCGGCGGTGATCGGGCTGGTCGGCACCGCGCCTTCGTGGGCGGTCGCCTCGCCGTCGGTGGCAGTCGCGCCGAACACGCCGACCCTGGTTTCCTCGGCGCTCGACGCGGCAAACTTCGGGCCGATCATTCGCGGCTACACGATTCCCTACGCGCTCGCAGCGATCCAGGCGCAAGGCGCCGGTCAGGCAATCGTCGTCAACGTGCTCGATCCGACCCGCCACTTCACCGCGATCGCCGCGACCGCATTCACGTTCAATGCGCAAGGCGCGATCAACCTGGGCCACATGGGCGTCTCGAGCGTGGTAGTAACCAGCAGCCCAGCCGGCACTACCTACATCGCGGGAACTGACTATACGCTCGACGCCGTCAACGGCGTAGTGAGTATAATCCCCGCCGGCTCAGGCGGACATATCACCGCGGGCGCCAGCGTATTGATCGCGTTCAACTACGCGGATCCGTCGAAGGTGACGGACGCGGACATAGTCGGTGCCGTGACCGGTGGCGTGTTCACCGGGATGCAGGCGTT